CTAAAAAGAAAATCAACTACAAGAAAATAGTTGATAATGTAGACAAGAAGGTTATGAGGGAGTTTTTGAACACAATAATTCACGAGATTAAAATCACCGATGGCCAGGTGGAATCAATAACCTATGCCAATGGAGCAATTTTGATGCTTAGATAGAACAATCCATTTCCATTGTTTGTTGTAAGCACCAATTTTGCCACTAAATATCAATTAATTGATATTATACCATTATTTTAGCCATAGTATAGGTCCTCTTTTTAATTTAAACCTCTCTACGGGCCTCCTGTGGCTTCATTAAAATGGCTATTTTTACACGTTTTATCCATTGTAAATTATTGGTATTTAACTTGCCGGTAACTTGCTTATTTGCTCCAAAAAAGTAAAAAAGCCCCGGATTATTCCAGGGCTTCATTGACAATTATATTTAATTCCTTTACTGCTGCTTCAATCATAATATCAAGCTCGTCCTCTGTAACCTTAACTCCTATCTGCTCCATAAATGTCAGCACATAGGCTTTCCTCTTATCTCCGTATGGGTCTACAGCCTTAAGAACCTGTTCTGCTGCTCTTACCGCTATGGTGACATACTCATATGCCTCTGCTCTTTTCTCTGCGCTGTACTTGGCCCTGATATAGGGCGCCACTATTGCAGTGAGCACCGTACCCAATAAGGCTATTACCGCTAATATAATTTGTACTAATCCACTATCCATTGTGTTCCTCCTTCTTTTTCTTTATCCCGGCAAGGCTCCACAACTCTAAGCCTGTGAATCCGAACCATGCCACCACTAGAGATGATGGCTCGTTACCTGTCTGCCAAAATAACCAGATAATAGCAGCAGTGAAAAGTATATTGAGGATGATTACTGACACAACGATTTTCTTTGAAAATTTGCCTTTTTTCTTTCTATTGATGATTTCAAGTAATTGTTCCTCATTCATCTAATCACCACCGTTTGACTTGCTTTATCCCATGTGACCGTATGGCCTAAAGCCTCCGCCAATTCTCTTACGGATACATAGTTTTTGTCATTCTGGAACACTCCATCCATGTAATGCAATTTCCCTCTTATGTTAATCTTGATGCCCTCTGGCTCTTTCTGCATGTAGGATTCAATCATCTTTAGGAATCTATCCCAACCCATGTCTAATGTTCTATGTGGACAATATTTCCCTGAGAAGTCTTGATGCTTCTTGACCTTATCCAATCCCCAGCCTTTTTCCTTTAATCCATTTGCGATAAATTCGGCTGCCCTTTTCTCAGCTGCTATAAATCTAGGACCACCACTTTTACTGTAGCAGATTTCAACTGCAATCCCTTTTCTGTTGCCAGCTCCGTTTCCACCATCACCAGCATGCCAAGCGTTCCTATTTTCCGGAATGCCTTGAACAACCTCACGATCGTCTATTGCATAGTGATAGCTTACCTGCTTATCATTGCGTGTCATATAAGCTATTTCGTTGTTGGCGGATGCATCGTTGTAAGTGTTATGGACAACGTAAAATTCAGGGTTCATTGCATAAGGAGATTTAATTGAATATTTGGTTCTTGGTATCAACATTTTCCTAACATCCATTACAACAGCCCCCTCTGTGCTGCAACAAAAAAGAAGGTTACAAAGGCGCCTACAAGCAGGCCCATGAACCATCTTAGGGTAACATTCAAAGTGTTCAATTGCATTATTAAATTGCTTATCCTTTCCTCTAACCTTGAGTTGATGTTTTCGATTAAATCCAATCTTTCAGCATGTTTGTTTAACCGCCTCTCATGTGTGTCCATCTTTTCATCAATCCTTCTATGGATTTCCTTGCATGTCTCCATATCCGTCATTGTCCACCTCCTGCTTGTAATTCTCACTCTCCAATAACTTTAAGCTAAGTCTCTTTATGGTCTCGTCCTGCTTCTGGATCAGCCGGGTCTTTTCCTCCAACTGATCCAGCAGGTCAATGTATGCTTTAACCATCAATATATCCTAAGTCCTTGGCGATTCTCTCCAGCAAGGCATCTTTTTCTTTTGTGGAAAGTGTCTTGAAGCCTTTATCAAGTTTGGTTTTTTCTTTCACTTTTAAGCCTTTTTTCTCAAGATATTTATCCAACTTTTTATAATTGCTCACTAATAGACCACCCCTTTCTCAATCAGCGCAGAAACGAGGTCCTCGACCACTCCTCCAAGCTCAGCGTTTTCAGCTTCTAACCTCAAGATTTTTTCCTTCTCCGTCTCTTGCCTCGGTTCCTCCGCCTTACCTTTAGCAAATTCAACCCACTCTTGGTAGTTTGACCCAACCTCTTCCTCAATCCCATGTCTATATGGGAGGGTTATTTTGTAATAGTCATAGTAATAATAAGGCCCCTCATCCGGGTCCTCCTTAAGTACTGGGTCCACGAACAGAGATATATGACACTCATCTCCAAATTTATCAACCTCAAAAGATTTAGGCTTTACTGTGCTTTGGCTAATCATCTAATCACTCCTATCTATAAACTTATAATAATATTCTTCAAGGTTGTTAACCCCATTATTCTTTAAAACTTCTGCATAGCTAGACAACTCAACCGCATAATCAGACTGATGGTATGCTATTTTATTTAATATTTCACCAATTGCTTGCCTTCTAACTCCATAGTGTCTAGATGCTTCCTCGCTGCTCATAAAATATGAAACAACTCCATTCTGGTCAACTTTTATTGGAGTTAAATTTCTCTTCCATGAATTAAATCCATTAATTCTAAATTGAACATTTCCTACTACATAACCCTCTTTTTCATCTATCCTATCTATTGATATTGCGTACTTTAGATTTTTATTATTTGAAATGTAATTTCTCCACATTTTAGCAAGCATATCTTTGTTATTATTGCAGAGGTTTTTCCACTGAAATACATCCATGTATTGCAGACCATTGTAATGTCCATATTTGTCAGTGGCTTTACCTCTGCATCTATTAACAAGACTTGAATATTTTATTTTTAAGGTTTTATCTAATTCAGGGATTCCAGTGTTAATCCCTTTCAAAACTACCATTCTACTAGGGTGGTTATTTTCTTTAAGGAATAAGTGGAAATCATGCAATTGGACTCCCTCTTTTTTACATATTTCGCTCGGCCCGATTTTTTTCTTGTAGTAATCATTTAGGTATTTATTGAACATAATTGTCACTCCTTTCTATTATATATATTATATCATTTATAATAGAATATTGCAATAACAACCATGCCCCTATATTGATATTAAGCCTTGTACATTAAACGAGCCCCGAGGGTGATGTACGCAGCCGACGGAGAAAAGTACAGAAACCAAAAGAACAACCCAGCAGACGAACCATTGTAGAAAACGCCACCCACAAACGGAGCCCTGAGCCCTGTGTTTTGGTAGTAGTAGTCACAATATTTTGTGCTAGTACCTCCAGTGACATTGATTGGCCATTGAGCATGCGGGAATTGCTCGTCATACCCCATCTCTCCAGGATAGCCGTTTGCGTTGTGATTAGTATAACCAAGTGGCACAAAGTCGCTTGTTATAGCATCGCCATAAAGCACTGGATCCAGACATACATGACCTAGGTTATCATTGATAAGACAACCATCTACCCACTCCCATACATTTCCGAAGATGTCCTCAATGCCCCTATAGCTTACAGATGCCCTGGAGCTTGCACCGATAGCACTTCCTGAAGCTGCCAGTAAGTCAAGGGTCTTACCTGTGACCTGCCCTGCCTCATAAGCCTTGTATGTTGTGAGCATATCAATTGGTTCCCCGTCAAACACAAGCTCAGTTGTTCCATTTCCAAGTGAGTTTATGGCGGTTATTGACCTATACTGCCCGCCTGACATGTTACCTCTAGAAGTTCCAATGCTTATAGCCTCACCAACATTGTAGTAAGCTGCGTTTGCATCTAATAGAACGATTCTGTTTGTTGCCAATTCTTCCAGCTGCGATATATCGTCCTCTGTGTATCTAACACTTACAACTCCATTTCCTAACACTGCCTGGGAATTAAGTTCAGCAAACTCTATCTTATACAGGCTGACCAATAAATACCTGGCCATCAAGTCAGATAGTTGCCACCCAACACCCTTGGACTGTGCTTTTGTGCGGAAATCAGTTCTACCCATAACAACCTTAGGGAAAGTTGACGGCCTAGAAGCATGAGAGGCGTCTCCTAATTCTGTTGTTTTGAATCTTGCCACATAGAATTTGTCGGTCTTGGTGTAGCCTGGAATTTGATGGCCTGACACATATATGTCCTCGTTGACCCCATCCCTTGTGTGCTTGATGTAAAACTCTGGGACTTCAATCATCCAGTCCCCAATTGCTGTAGAATATCCAGGCTCGTCTTCATAGTAAATCTTTCCATTGTCAGTTATGATGCACGGTCTCATATGACTCCAAGGATAGATGCTGTCAAAATCGTTTACTACTGCGTTGTTTACAACATTACTATTGTCAGCGTTGGCCACAAGCCCTACAGCATCGCCTAGCCTTTGTAGGGTTGATGATGTGGCGTCTAGCGCCCTTCTAACTCCGTATGTTTTAACGGAGATTGTTTCAAGTATGGATACCCTTGCATCTATGCCCTCAACATCAGTCACTATATCTGCCAACTGTGCATTAACTTTTTCGCTTGACCATACCTTTAATGGATCAGTGGTTGTATCATCAAGGATGACTTCTCCACCTGCTGGACCCTGTGGCCCTGTATCTCCTGTGTCTCCTTTCGGTCCTTGTGGTCCTATTTCCCCTTGGATTCCTTGTGGTCCCTGTGGACCAACTTCACCTTGGATACCCTGTGGACCTTGTGGTCCTATGAAATCACCATTGTCAAGCTTTCCTTGTACTAGGTCTACAAGGTCATCAGCTGATTCTTTAGCAGCATTAGCCTGTGCTATCAGCTGGGTTACTATGTCAACGTTGCCCGGGTCTGCTCCGGTGCTGGTAAGTGAGGATTCCGCCCTCCATAGCATCATGGGCGATTGTTCCAACTTGTCCTCCCCCCACCTAAAGTTAAGCTGCACATAGTTGATGCCTTCCTCAACAAATCCAGTGTATATCGGTAATGAAACAACACCATCTACTACATCAAGATAAGATGTCTCAACCCCTGATGGGCTGAATGTAGCTGTTATGGTTTTGCCCGTGGTAGGGTAATCACCAAGCCCAATCTCTAGTGTCAATATGTTATTTTCTAAAGTGAAGTGCCTGTTGGTAATCCTGGCATCACTCTTTTTGTTCATGTCAAGTAATATCAATATATCCACCTCCTACTTCAGTGTACCTTGTATCTGGTATTGTACATTGCTTGATGCATAGCTTGTGTCAATGTCAATCGTACCAGAAACATTTTCGTCATCGCCATACCCATTGATACTCTTCCATCCTGTGATGCCTGTGATGTCTCCTGTATAGCCTGTGGGATAACCATTAACTATGATTTTAGGGTCATTGGTATATGCGTCATAATAGAAGCTTGTGTATAGCGTTATACCAAAACTATATGGATATGAGGATGTCTCCAAAGTCCATTTTACATATTTATCGGTGTTTAGTTTGCCTATCAATGTTGGGTCAGTTATATCTATAGTCTCAACCCCCGAGTAAGCTGCTCCTTGTACCGTCACTGTTGTTGTCCCTAGAACCGTATCATCATAGGCTTTCAATGTAACATTTATAGTTTGAGGGAATGTGGCTTCGCTTTCGCCATTTACTGAAATCCTGACAGAATATTTATTTATGCCTTTAGAATAGCTAGGCTCATCTAGGAAATCTCCATATGATGTATACAAAACTGTTGTGATGCCTAAATCAACATACTTATCATTGCCCTCTGGCATTGTGGATAACGACCTTGTTTTTGTTTGTGTAACACCTTGGAATCTTATTTCTGGATCAACTATCTTTTTATTCTCATATGATAGAAAAACTAAAGTATTGTCTCCTGCTGTTATCCAATCGGTTACAAATCTCTCTTCTCCTAACTTTGTCATAGCAACCCTATTAGACAACATTAAAAATCACCACCAAACATTGCAAAGTAGTTATTCCCTCCATCTACTGTCAGGAATGTCACTATATATGATTTACTAGCCACATCAAGAGTAGGAGATGAGCCTCCCTGCCACTTAACGCTTGAAGGAAATACAACATCAAATCCTGTTGCCCCTTGACTAATAACCAGTGTGAATGAATGAGCTGTCCCAACTACCGCATTGGTGATTGTATATGTTGTTATATCTGTGATGGTATGCGTAAAAACATTACTCGTGCTTAAATCAATGGTTGGTGATGTTCCTGACAAAGCAACCACTTTTTCTGTATAATCCTGTAATGTTCCGCTAGTTATCGGCATCTGCTTTAGATTGTCAACATTGCCAAGCCCTGCCTGTTCTGGTGATGTTTTCGGTAGTTTCCTCTTATATGTTCCATCTGCCAACTTTTCCAGCATTTCTGAATTGACTTCTTGTGATACTATCGCCATATTATCCCTCCTATTCTACTAAGCTCCACCCCTGAGGGTAATCAGCGGGTGACCATGTATTTCCATCTATTGTTGATTTATAAATCTTGCCATCAAATATTACCTTGTCACCTGTGTTATAGGAATCATGGGCCCCTGTTGGTTGCACCCATTCACCTATTACCGCATATGGTGTCTCAATCTTGTAAAGGCTTGCTGTTGTCAGTGGGTTCCAATCATCCTGTGATGTGTGACTTTGTATGACCTCGATAAGCTCTCCCTCATATCGGAACAAATCACCGATTGAATAATCCTTGCCGACTTCATACGCAGGGTAGAGGTCAACAAGCTCTGCTACCTGCTCTGGTGACAGTTCGTCTGCATTTATCATTTCCTTTGTTGCCAACACTGAGACTTTCCCTGTTGCTACTACCCTGCGATTAAATTCTTTCGCCTTTTCCAATCTCTCTTCAAATGTTGTCATTATTCAGACACCCCCAGCAATGCATCAATGATTTTCTGCTGTTCTCCCAACTTTTTTTCAAGCTCTTGTTCCTTAGTAAGTGGTATATCAAACAATACATACTCCCATATGCCCTGCTCATTTCTTGCAAGCTTAACCTCTTGACCTTCGCTTGGAGTTGGCTTTTCAGGCTGTGGAATTGGAGCAACCTCAATGACTTTATCACCTTCTGCAGTGAAGTCAACAAAAGGATAATATCTTATATATGTCTGGGCCATTTGCTGGCCTTGTGGCGTTGTCTCATCCAATATGAAATTACCTTGATTATACCAATCTGAGTTTGGGAAACGCTGGTGCGTTTCATAAGCTCCGTCTGTCTTTATAATCATCTTGCCTTCCTCCTATCCTGCCTTAAAAGCAACCCACTTATAAACAACTCCTATTTCGTTTAATTTTGTGTATTGTGAAAGCGTCAAACCTGTGGAGGTTATCGTTTCTTTGTTACTAAAGGAAATACTTCCCCACTCACCGCCAAAACTGTAATCACTTGTGGTTGTCATTATGATCTGGGCTACCACTGTTGATGTTGTTCCTTCTGGAACGGATACATAAATCAAGTCAGGCTGGAAACCTATGTTTATATCCCTTGGAGTGGTGCCATCCCCTGTGTAGGTTCCTGTTGCTATTACTGCCGCTGTATCACTTAGGCCAGCTAGTTTGTCTTTCTCTGTTGTTGTATAGTTGTTGTCTGTGTGAACATAATTAGGGTCAATGACCGTATCTGCATCATATCCTTGCACCGTCACACCTATATCTTCATCCCTTAAAAGGGTACTGTCGGTGGATGGGTCAACGGATTCAACTATCGGCTCGTCTGTTTTTTGCCTCACCACATCCATTATGGTTGGAATGTTGTTCCCGAATGTAATCTCTAGCCTGTCTCCTGCCACTTCATAAATCTCTGTCAGTGAAACTATCCTCGTATCAAGTGTCAAGCTCCATTTCTTGTTCTGGACGGTTACAATGTCTCCTAGATTGAAGTCCTCGCCATATATGAGATTCCTGTCGGTTAGCACCTGACTGTCAAAAGTAATTACTTCCTGCATCTCTGCCAGCTTTTGCATCCCTCTTTCTGGCAGGTCTGTATCGTCCTCAATATCTCTTGCATCAATAAAAGTCTCGTATGCGTCCCAACCTGATTCTGAGCCTACAACAGATATTGCCCTGTCTGCTCCTGACCCTTGTCCTCCGACTATGGCAACATTGGCATAATTGAATTTACTCTCGATATATTCCTGTTCCCCTATGTTGTCATACTCAACACTGAATATAGCTGGTGGCAACAATGACTGTGAGCTTGTCCTGTCTTGCCCTTGCAATATGTCAAACACAAATTGTTTGTTTGTAATGTCTAAACTTACCTTCCATCCAATGCCTGTCGCCAGTGATATTTTCTCCAACTCTTCAGCAAGGTTTTTATACCTTGTCTGGAATATTGTTGAGCTGCCTCTGTTCTGATTTGTTGCGACCGATATGTCTGTAAGCCCTGTTCTGTCTATCATAGCCTGTACATAGGATTTCATTATGGTTTCAGCGTCACCATTAACCCTGTGATAAGCCTGACCTGTTGGTGGGTAGGTAATCTTTCTGGCAAGTAGTGATTTCACATCCTGGCCTTTTACAACCATTGTCCCTGTGGTTGAGTTTATCTCCCTGTGCAGGATTACATATGCCTTGTCGGCATCTGTGAATATTATGTTTTCCTTTGTCAGATATTCAGCTCCGTTGGCATCCTCAGATAGGTGCAATTCAAAAGCACCTATCCCTGAGTAGCTCTTACTTGCTATATAGCTCTCATATGCGTCTATCTGGCCTAGAAAATCGAATGCCCTATCGATTATATTAATGACCATCTAAACCACATCCCTGAACCATATATCGCCCTCTGCTATTGTGCTGGGCTCAACATCACCAGTATAAAGCTCATTGCCAGATGATGATTGCTTGGCACTAAACCACGTATCATAGTCTGATTCCGTCTGAGCAAACCATGCGTCAAACTCTATTGACATATCCTCGAATGGGATGTCTATAAGTGACGATACAGGAGTTCTTTCATCTGTGATTACCCCTGTGTTTGCGTTTGCGTTTACTCTTATCCTTGCAAGTGATATTTCCTTTACATCAACATCATCTGTCAATGTCGGCGCCACTGGCTCACTGGCAAGTGTACCCTTCTTAACCTCAACTCCCATTATCCTGCTGGTTGTATCAAGCTTTAAGACAACCCTGTCAATCCTATGGAGTACAGTGTCGGCACTATCCAGTGTCAAGGATATTGCTGTATCATTCTTGTAAAGATAACCTCTTATAAATCCAAAGCCTGTCGCTACACTTATATCCAGCCCACTTGTTATTGTTACCTTTAAATCCATTGTGCCATCCTGTGAATAAATTCCATCTGTCAGGAATCTGCTGAAATACTCTGCAAATTCTGATGCCTGATACTCCCTGGTATCTCCAACTGTTGAGTTAAAAAACCTAAAATGCTCTGCCATGTTTACACCCCCTATACTCCTATATATCTGTTATAGTATGTTATCTTTATGCTTGCGTTATCGTTTACATCGTCTGTGGTTAATTCTATTATGTTATCGCCAACCTCAAGGTCAAAGAATGTGCTATCAATGTCAATGTAGTTGAATACATTGACTCCGTTCTGCTCTACCCTTTTGTTGCCGAATGCTGTAGTTATTATGAGGGTATCATCCGCTGTCAATGTTCTGTTGACCTTTATATACTCGCCTGTGGTTTTGTTTGTAACCTTAGGGTTTGTCGCCGTCCCTGTGATTTCAAGTGTCACTGACGTTTCAACATCCCCACTATTGATTAGGTTTTTCTGTGTTGCTCCCGCTGTTGAGAATGCAGTGCCCAATGATAAGGGAAAGCTCATGCCGCCAATCCATGTGACTATTTCTTGTGAAGTTATGTGTTCATCCAGCCATAGAGGATTAGGGCAGTACAATTGGATTAACCCAGGTTGCATGACATCCTCGAAATCATTTGCATCTGGAAATATTGGAGCAAATTCTGGCACTGCCTTGATTTGTCTTTTCACTCCGCCTAGTTCGTATGTCAATACTCCCTCGTCTAATTTTGGATTAAATACTTTTGATATTGTCCGTCTATGATGTACCATTTCCTCGATAGATCCTGCTAATATCATTATTTCAATTGACAAAGGTCTTGCTGCCAAAGTGTTTCCCAAATAAGAAACACCATCCTGGAATGGGGATTTCTGCGTTTTAATGTTTATATTTACAGCACCAGTGCCTTCGATTTTAGTCAAGATAAATGGGTTTTCATTGCCTAAATTTATTGACTGACCTCTGCTATTTGTGTATATTATATTTTTCATTTATACACCCCATTCCATGGCTAACTGTCTTGATACTTGCAGGTTCTTACGAGCTATTTCACTTGGGCTCAATGCTGTCTGAGAATGTATTTCTATATATTGATTTATTGTTCTGCCTTGATTTGTCATATTTTCGCTTTTATCATTACTATAAATCTTGCTGCCTCTTGGCAACTCAACAATCTCAGGGCCATGTTCACCAACCCATGTTCTCCCACCCTCAAAGAAGTCAGTTCCCATTGCATTAATCAGTGGCTTTCTAATAGTAGGACTATCAACAATATTGGTAGGAGGCATAAGGCCTGGAGAATAGTTTCCAAGAGACCCGCCGCTCGTTTTCTTTACTTCCTCAATTACGTTTTTAATTTTCCTTACTATCGGATTCTTTTCAAACCACTCAGTCAGCGTTTCCCAATTGCTTTTTATTTCTCCATTATCAAGGTCAATCTGCTCAATTACATCAGCGCCCTGGGCCTTAACCTCATCAAGGACTCCCTGATGCATCTTCTGAGCTTCAAATATTGCATCTTTCTTCTGTCTTTCCGCTTCCTCGATGATCTTGTTTGCAAGTTCGATTGATTCAGCGGACCCTTCTTCCTTTAGAGTCTGAGCATATTGGATTCTCTTGTTATATTCCTCTTCAGCTGCAGCGATGGATTCATCCTTTTGTTTAATGCTGTTCTTGATTACTTCAGATGCCATTTCAAGAGTTAATCTTTCTGAATTAGCCTTCAGGTTTTCAAGGATAGTTTCACTTTCTTCCTGTGTCTCTGATAGAAGTCTAATTCCATCCTCTTTCATGTTCTCCCTTATGGCTGTTATCTCAATCCATTCCTTGTCGGTGATTTTTCTATTTTCCTCAGCAGCCAGCTCGAATATCTCGGTAATCCTGTCATGGCCCCTCTGTGTCTTGGCTATGGATTCGTCATATTTCTCAGTGGCGATACGGATCATCTCTTCCTTCTCTTCCTCTGAGATGTCTGTAGTCTCGTCAAACATTTCCTGTATCTCTGCTATTGCATCAATCTTCTGCTGCTCAAGCTTGCCTATGACCTCGCCTGCCATTGTGCCAATGTTCCCGGTGATTTCAGTTGACATTTCGCTTGTTACCCTGGCGCCGCTACCCTTAAGGCCCATCAGTGCAGCTGTACCTTCCTTCTCAAGGTCCAGGAATCCTCCTACAGCCTCTTTGGTGTTCTCAGATACGGTTTCCCCGAATATGTCAACCTCAGGAACCACATCCTCATT